TTTTTCCACCTTTACCTACAGCTACCATTGTCGGTGATTTAATACCTGCAACAGTTCTTGTGCCTACAGTAAATTGATTCTGTGACCAGTTCTTACCAGAACGGTTATCTGGCTTAAAAGATGTACCTGGTACACAATATGCATCTCTTAGCTCTTCGTTCGTGTCAAGCACGTCTAGGACTGCGCTAAGGGCATTCTTAGCTATATCTTCGTTCCCACCTACCCACATGATACGTGTGTTTGGATTCTTGCATATCTGATATACAGCAAAGTGTATTAACAGTTCTGTCTTTCCATGTCTAGGGGGGCTTAAGATAAGTAACTCTTTACCGTTTTCTATGCTATCTATAATGTTATTTATCCAGTTAGTGTGAAAAGGAGCGGTGTCATACTGCATACCTAGTTCGGTTCGGAAGTATTTTTGTCGGAAGATAGCGAAATTTTCTAATGCATCCTTTGCGTCAGTAGATAACTCCCAGTCTTCGGCAGCTACTGAGTTTCTAGTATCAATCTTGTAGGCAGCGAGCATGCGACTGACAGTAGCAGAGGTGCAGCCAAGGAGGGAAGCAGCGTGTGCTACCGTCATATCGCCTGTTGCAACTTGGTCAGCTATTCCTTCGCTTACAAAAGCTCGATAATACTGACCTCGCCTAACGCTGGCATAATCGCCCTCGTCAGACTTACGTTCTATATTAATCGGTTTTGTGTCAACTTTCTTATTATGTCGTTTATCTTTAGCAAACTGTCTCTTTTGGCAGGTAGGGGAGTGGAATTTACGCTGTTTACCTGTTAATTTCTTTCTACAACCCTCTGCTATACAGATTACATTGTGTGATGTTTCGACCATAAAAAACTATCTTCCTGTAGATGTTTGCGTAGTGCTAATTATATGGTAACATACTCTCAAATACAAACACTAAACACAAGTAATTTGTTACAGGTGAAGGTGCAATCGGGATGCGGAAAGCTGCTGACTGGCAAGACAGTACACTAGAAAGACAAAGGCAGTACCCAAGGACTTATAAACAGGTTTAGTTAGCTTCAATAACACTAATGCCCGCTAACGCCCATACAGACAGGGTTTCCTACAGTATTACCAGCATATCTTTTTAGACTTACGTACTATATGTAGAACATCCAGATTGACATCTGGTAGTCATAGGTTATATATAGTAATAGATTTATAGACAGTACATAAATATTCTACATAGGTAACAGACTGTCCTTCCGACTTTCGGAAGTCAGACAGTCTGACACCATATGTATTTATTTTGTAGAGATATATAGTTCTTTAATGTACCTATACATCTTTATGAATAGAAAGGATTTACTATGAATGAATGTTTAATGTGTACATCTACTGACACTAGTTACTATGACGGGGACATAGATGACTATCTATGTAATCCTTGTACTAAACTATTCTAACGTCTTACTCTCCGACTCGCGCGGAGGTCGTAAGACTTACGTTAACTATTATCTATTTAATAAGAAAGGAATAACAATGGATAAATTTACTAATAAGAAACTATGTCGTGTATGTCTATACCCTATCGTATTCAAGAAGGATGCGTATTGGAAACCTGCTAGCAATGGCAAGACATATCCACTTAATATACACTATAAAGATTGTGCGCCAAAAGTATATCTTAATGGCGAAAATGCTTGGGATGTATCAGCACGTGAACTCACACGTATTGATAAGATTAAGCAACTAACACTCTTTAGATAATACTTAAATTAAAGCCCCTTCCGAACTTTCGGAGTACGGGGCTTTATTTAATTTTTTAATATGAAAGGATATTATGAATGATGAAGAGTATGTAGATGACTACATAATAGAAGATATGTATAGCTAACTTGAAAGGAAGTTATGGATACTAAAACTATAAACTATTGTCACGAATGTGACGCCACACACAATGTGGATTATATATTCTTGCAGTACCACTGCTAGTATATATCACTTGTCTGTCCTTCCGACTAACGCGAAGTCGGACAGACAACTGATGTATATAGATAATATATGTCAAGCATAAGCCAATAATAGAAAGGATATACTTATGTCAAAACCAATAGCGTACCCTATGGTATGCGGTATTACAGGTGAACCTATCACCGAGTGGAAAGATGTTACGTTCATCACCACTTACATTAAGGGAGTGAAAGAGACATTCCCAATCCATATCAACAAATGGGCGTTGATGGATTTACATAACGCCAGCCCAACATCTAAGAAGTCTCGTGAGGCTTCTGCATCTGAGGCACCTGCCTCGGAGGATGTAGCAGTAGAGGAAGTCGCTGTAAGCGATGAACTCGAAACTGCACCCTATTAAAACCAAGTAGGTTTTATACTACCTATGTACGTTATGTATGTAGGTAGAATAAAGTCTAAGATAGCAAGAAAGGATGCATGTAAATGGATTAGCTATGTAACATAACACTAAATGGTAGTAGTGAAGTAGCCCAGGCGAAAGCACCTGGAAGTAGCTACTACCGATTATGATTTATTAAAAGAAAGGATGACTATATGAGACCACTCACATTTTATTTTATAGTATTAATGATAGCTATGAATATAGCATTCAACTACTAACGAATAAACAAATAGAAAGGAACTATAATGGATATAGTACAGATAAAAAATGCAATGGATGTTATGAAAGAATTACTTTCAGAATATCAATACGAAAAGCTAGAGGATATGGTCAACATAGCAGTTGGTACATACCATGACACCCAAGCCATTGAGATACAAACAAAAGACTTGGAGTTTCTAAACATCAAACCAAAAGCATGGGCAGTCGAGGATGTCTTCGAACCAGACGAAGACGATAGCCCATTCGGTAACTAATATACTAACTGCCTTGTCTGTCGTATTACTATTACACTACGACAGACAAGACATACAGAAAGGAACAACATGTTAGATAATCTAACTAGAGAACAACTCATTCGTATAATACAGTGGACACTAGGTGACCTGAATGCCTGGAATAATAACAAGAATGGTGTACTACCAGAGGTTAAACGATTCACTCGTATGTTTGAGGAAGCTATTAAATATCAGGTAACAAAAGCAAATAAAATTATGGAGGAAGAATAATATGGACGAACAAAATCATGACGCGCTAGTTCTATTAGCAGAAACTGTTAAAGACTTAACAGAAAAAGTAGGTATGTTAGGTAGAATACAGCTAGCTATAGTAGATAAAATAGGTGAAGATGATGACAAGTTTCAAGCTAAGTTTATGGCTATTGTATTAGCTAACGATTCATTCAGAGAAGATTTCACAGAACGTGTGAATGAAGACGGTGATGATTCTGCTAAAGCTATGATGATGGACTTAAATCAAATAGCATATGACCTAAGAGAGGAAGACACTGATGCCTAAAACATTAGAACAATTAGAACATACAGTTAGTCAGTTAGTTGACTTATCAGAGATAATACAAAAACAATTATCTATGCACACAGAAGTACTCAAATTAATAACAGGTTACGAAGGTGAATTTGTTACAGACGAGGAGGAATAATGGAAGCAGTAGACCCTAGCGTAGTAAATAACGTTAGACCAGGTGCAAGTAGTAGAATATTTAGTGATGATAACATACAAACATTAAAAGATAATCCTAATCAATGGTTTTTAATGGCGAGTGTTGAAGGTAAAGATAACTATTTAAACCAAGTAAGAAGTTACAATTCCTCTGCAGTTTACTTCAAAAATAAACTAAAGAATAAATATAATATGACAATAGAATATAAATGTGCGCAAAATACAAGAGATAAATCTGCAAAATTGTATGCCATTTTAATTGAGGAAGAATAATGTCCCAAGTTTACGCATACATAGATGAGAATATGAAGTATGATATAAACATATTAACTGTTTCGTTTACGTACAGTAGCGACACAAGTGCTGACGATGCTATTGCGCAGATAGACCATATGGTATCACTAGTTGATAGTGATTCATCAATAACATTCGAGGCACATGAGTATGATTTATATACTATGTCACCTCACAATTCTCTCGTTAACACAGACGAGTGAAACGCAGTAGAACACGACAGCTGAGAGCTATTGCCCTTGCTTTCTCTGTCGGTTCTACTTACACGTTAACCGACTACGAAAGGAATAACTATGACGCATATACATGCGAACAAAAGAGACACAAAAGAATACACAGTTACTATTGCTTATGTATTAGATGATGGACATGATGACAAAGAACATATGCATCTACATCCAGATGATGAACCTATTGTATTTAATATAATAGTTCCAGCAGAATCTAATCAACAGGCAATACAACGTGCTATGGAAATAGTATTGATGTCTAAAGCAGAAGACATGACCGATTTTATATCGGACCATCCACTTGCTGAAGGTAAAGATAGCTTAACTAAAGAAGAAATAAATAATATTCAAGAGACAACAGTAGAGTCATTGCTATTTAGAAATTGGTTATCTATAGAACCAACATCTATACAGTGCCACTTAACAGAAGACGAAGAAAAACTGTTTGACTTAACACAAGTAAACATAACTAAGCTACAAGAATCTATTGGTACACGTGCCGAGGATTTCTTAAAGGAGATAGCAGATGATGCCTAAAGATATGAGACCAGCGACTCCACCTGAAAGGTATGTAAATAGAAAAGGTAAACAACCTAGTCTATTAACAGATGAAAAAGTAAAGATACTTTTATCAACACCAGATATGTGGTACATAATAGGTACCGCAGACAGTTGGATAAGCGGTGTCAAAGCAAACATTGAGACTATGACTCAACGTAACATAGCTCACCTTGCCACACGTGGTAAGTTTGAGATAGAACAAAGAAAAAATAATACAGGTACCATAGACATTTATTGTAAATGGTTACCGAAAAATGAAGAGATAATATAGAAAGGATAAACAATGGAAAATGATTGTTGGAAGATGGTAAGTTCAGTACTAGGTAAGTCGAGGCGTGTGTTATTACACGGTCCTCCAGGTACTGGTAAGACATACAGTGCAGTAAAAGTTAGCACACCTATGGACATGGAAGGTAACCCTAACGTGTACCAAATAACTATGACAGAGGACACAGCCTCTGCAAACTTGGAAGGTTTTTACAAGCCAAGTGCAGACGGTGGTTTCGAATGGCATGATGGTATTGCTATACAAGCATGGCGTAATGGTGGTAGGTTAGTTATCAATGAGATAGACCATGCCTCACCAGATGCTATGACATTCTTGCATGCAATATTAGATGACCAAGACATAGCAATGTTAACACTTAACAATGATACTAAGGAAACAGTTCGACCAGCTGAAGGCTTTCAAGTCGTAGCTACCACGAACAGTACACCAGATTCATTGCCTCTTGCACTAAAAGACAGGTTCCCTGTCAAGATACATGTAGATACAGTGCATCCAAAAGCAATGGCACAGTTCCCAGAAGAGTGGCGTGATGTCATCACTGATACTACATTGATAGACGACCCAGAAGAACGCATCTCAGTACGTGCATGGACAGAGTTCTTTGCATTACAAGAGAAAGGTTTCACTGTACAAACTGCAGGTAAGCTAGTGTTCGGTGACAAAGCAGAAGAATTAGTAGACGCTATTACACTTAGTGTATCTAATGTCTAAAGCATATCCATATCCTCAGATAGTAACTAATGAGGAGTGGCATGTCATGGAAACTACAGTAGCCGATGCTGAACCAAGGACAGACAATCTTAATAGACAGATGTATGTACCTATGGACAGGGATTGTGTTGTATGTGGTGTCAATCATAGTAGAATGTTACGCCGACACGAGTTAGGTCATTCTAAATGGTCACCTAAAACTATGGGTAAACTACTGCGTGGTACTAGGAGTGAAGCAGTACATGTACTAGAAAGTGTACGTATCAATCACCTACTAGGTAAAGCAAACTTACATGTTAATGAATATACTAAATGTAAAATCACAATAGATGTAGAAATACAAAAGCATATATACGAATCATCAATAGCTGATATTATATTGTATGGTATAAATGCATACAGTACTACTAACGTTGAGAGTAAAAGATTCATACAACGCAGTGAACAATACAATTATGTAATAGACCAGTTAAGTAAAGCTACAGCAGATGAGAATCTTACAGAGCTAAGGCGAACAGAAATACAGTTTGCGTTAGATACTATTAGAGTCTTTGTTAATAAGATAATTGACCATAGATATGGGCAAACAATTAGTTATCGTAAGGTACAAAAGACTGCAGAAGGATTGTCACAGGTACTTAATACATTCATGGACAAACCAGAACGTGAGGATGTTGTTCAACCTGAAGAGACACCTGGTATAGGTGAGGAAGAGGATGAGGATTCTGAACAGGAAGGTAATGCTGAGAGTGAAGAGTTAGATACAACCCAACTAGAAAAACGTATGCGTAATAATCTTATAGAAAATATGAGATACCATACTACTTCAGTTATGGGACATTGGGGACCAATGACTATCAAAGAACCACCACTAACAGTCAACCTACAAGGTAGACTTAAAGGTTCTAGA